CATCAGTGAATCCAGAATCGTAAGAGTTAGTATCGGTAAAGAGTTTAATCTTGAGCAACTTTGCAATCAAAAAAGGAACAACGATTGCAAGGGCACCAGGAATAAGAATAGAAAGAAGTGAAGTCATCAATTTTCTCCTTGGTGCATGTCAAACATCATCGCACCTGTCATAAAGGATTTGATCTCATCATCTACATTCATCCTACCTTGCAGGTCTTTGATGTCTTCCAGGACCATTTTGAGAGCACCTCTGGCATATCCAGAAGCATAAGGATAACCCTTTTCTTTATCACCTATTGCCATCTCTGATTCATAAATTGCTTTCTTAAGTACTCTAGCAATATTATTCAATTTGTTTTCAATCATGATTTGATTGTTCATATCAAACTGCACCATAGAAAGGATTACCAAGTTGGGGAGAGTTGATGTTATCTCCAGTGATCACATAATCATATGCAAGACGATCACGAATTGCGATTGCTTTCTCTACACGATTCAGATACTTTTTGCTGATCTGATCAACACCTTTCCAGGATAACACTTGCAAACACCATTCTTCTGAAATGTCACCAAATGATGTTTCGACAGGATAGAAACCTACCAGCATTGTGCCATCCTTAGATTGCATTGTGGGGAATTGAGTTGTGGTTTGATTTTTCATACATGTATGATAGAATGAATTTGAGCAAAAGTCAAGGGGTCGTGGACAGTTGATCAACTGTCACATCATTAGACTCTTCCGCATCATTTCCGTGATGTGCGTAATAAATTGAGTTGTTCATACTATAGGGACAATCTCAGGGGCCCAGTTTCAGTTATTGACTGGTGAGATAATATCAGCAACAGTGTGCAATGTGTTCGCAGTGATGTTACGAACTCCAGGTGATAGAATCATTGCAACGATGAAGATGACAGTAATTGTTCTCACTTTGTCAGGTGACTTGAATGTTAATCTTTTGGATGACATCAATCGAAGCGAGATGAAATATCAGGACCAGGATTCTCAAGGTGTGCTACACTATCAGCAACACCTTCAGCACTTAATGCAAACTGAACTTTCTGACCTTCATAGTAAATGTCAAAGACAGATTGAACATAAGGAGTCAGATTGCCTTGCAAATCCCAGGCATTGCGTGTGTGTGAAGTCTCAACGATTTCGTAGACTTTAGATGTGAGTGGTGAAGTGTAGGTCATCATACTACTAGGACACTTTACAGGGCCCACTATTGTTATGCTTGATCATCATTTGTTACACTTTCAAGCAGATCATTCAATACTTCTTCATCATAATGGTACGACAATTCTTCCATCAATTCACTCTCATTATAGTCAATCATATTATCAACAATCCTTTCATAGGCAAATGCACACAAATCGCGCATGTCCATGTTATCAACAACTCGCTCTGCATAGAGTTGAGTGAGTTTGTAAAGTTGGTCTTGAGTCAGTGTCATTTTGCTTGTAGGATTAGGAAGGGAAATCATTAGTTTTACTGAACTTTGAGTTGATGAACTTGAACATCAGAATACTGGGAGTCTTTATACTCTTCGTTGTATTCTTGTTTCATCTCTTCTGCGCGACGATTTGCGTCCTCTTCTTTATGAAACAAACCATAAAGTTCTTCTGGTTCGTAATCATCAAGACGGGCAAAGATTCCGTAGACAATCATTTTGAGTTGCAGTAGTTAGTGTTTGCTTGGCAGAACAATTCTGCCTGTTGTTCTTGATACTCATTGGTCGTTGCATGTGCAATCAAACCAACGCGAAGGCCGAGTGCGAGTGTAGCAATCAGAAATGCAATTCTCATTTGTTTGATTTTTTGTGTCGATAAGATGCAGATGGGTCTGGATCATAAACACCACCCCCATCTCTATCTTCAAGGTAAAAAAGTGTCAAGAAGGTGGAGAAAATAACTCCACCAATTACAAGAGTAACCATCAAACTTCAACAAAAGGATTAGCAAGTTGAGGAATCGTATTGAAGTCTACAACTTCATAAGGAACATTGAGACTAAGATATTCTTGAATCTCAAGATTCATCTCAATTCGATTGAGAAACTCTTTGGATTGAGTTTCACCCTGAAAGGACAATACTTTCAGAAACCACTCATCAGATACATTACCCATAGGGGTTTTGATGGGATAAAAATCCACAACCATCGAACCGTGTTTGGATTGAAGTTTCATCAGAAATCGTAGTTAATGGACTCTTGTGCAATCTCAATAGAATGAAGGATGTGTTCATAATCCTTCTTTTCTTTCTCGTTGAACTCACTTGCTTGCTGTTCCAAGCAATAGAGAATCAAATCAAGTGCTTGTTGATTAAGATGCAATTTCATCACCACATAGTAAGATTATGTTCTTGTGTGTCGAACACAAATCCATCAACATAGACACAATCCATATTGTCGAAAGTTGCTTCCCAATCAACTTCCACAAAACCAGGAAGATCAGTGGTATAACAATCAGTCACATAGTTTTCTGCATAGTCTGCTTTGGAAGAATACTCACCACGATAAGCATCTTCAAAACCAGCAATGCTATCAATACCAAACTCAGCAACAAAAGCATCTACAGCATCATAAGAATGTGATTCGCCAAACTCACAATACTCTTCATAGTAGTTTACAAGATTATCTTCACCTTGTTCTTCGATGAAGTCATAGATGTCTTCTTCACAGTAAGAGTTCTCAACAAGTTCAGCAATGAAATCTTGAGTTTCAGTCTTGAGTTCCACTTGAGTTGCAGTCATTTGGTGTTTAACCTTGATTACTTCGTAATTGTAGCACCCCCAGCGGGGGTTTGGGGAGTGTAATGTGCCACAAGGATTAGTGGCACATCTCAACCTTGGTCTCATCCTTAGTTAGCAATAAGAACAAGATTAGCAACTCGATTCTCAGGCACAAAATCTTGTAACTTATCATAAACTCGTTGGAATTGATTTCCAAGGTTCATATAGTATGCAGCAAGATGTTTATCATCTGCATCATAAAGAACATTTTCTTTCTCTTCAAGAGCAGAGATAATGTCTAGCAACTCACCAGACGTAAAAGAGATTGAAGTCATTCTGCAGAAATAGGGAGAGAGTTCTTATCAGGAAAGATTGTATATTCTTCTATAACACTAAACAAAGATGAGAACTTGACATAGTTCCAAGTACCCTCATCTTCACCTTCTTGATAGCAATGAATAAGACCTTTTGAGTCTTGTTTCACATAGCAACCATCATAATCCTCATCATCAAAGACATAACCATCAGAGATAAGTATTTCAGAAAAAGTCATTTGATATCAAAAATGTTGAAGATCTCGAACTGAGTTTTAGTAAACAAAGTATCTTCGGGGGGATAGTTGTGAACTTCCTTTTGAAGATCTTTGTACACATAAAGCATATCACGCAGTGCGGTGAGTTGCTTTTCGTTGAGCAATTCTTCAGTCATCAGAACTTTATCCAGTAGTGTTTGAGTAGTCATCAATCAGTAATCAGTTCCGTCATTTTCACATTTTTGAATCCAATAAGCATAAACAGGAAAGTTCATTGGATGATCTTGTTTCCTGCTATACCAATCAGAAACAAGTTTCACTCGATTCTCAGGAACCAGTAGGTAAGGAATGTTATGTGGAATGTGTGGAACGTAAGTCATCGGGTCTTCCTCAACCATGAAACTACTATACCAGATTTAGGGGTCTGTGCTCATTTAGTGTGCCACCAGTACAAGTGGCACATCGCAGTATCAAACTACCAGGTATGGATAATCTTTATCAATTACCGTTGGGACTTCATATGCAGTAATTCGCAAAGAAGTTGCATCTTTTAACAAATCAGTTTCTGGATCATAAATTGCAACTTCACGTTTGAGTTGCTGATGATCAAGAGTTTGAAGAAAGAAAAGCAAATCCTGATAGGTCATTTGCAGTAGTTAGGGTTAATTTGGCAGAAGCGATCTGCTTGCTGTTCTTGATACTCATTCACGGAAGCATGAGCAGCAAGACCAACGCGAAGACCGAGGGCAAGTGTAGCAATCAGAAAGGCAATTCGCATTACTAATCAGTCAACAACAGAGTAACAAGCAACCCAGGAAGGAATCCCAGAAAGTGATAATGAACCATTGCGGGCATCGCAATAGTCTTGTGCCTCATCTTCAGAGTAGAAAGGTCCAATATACTCTGGAGAATCCAGAGCATCGGATACGAAACGGACGGTGAAGGTTGTGTTCATACTACTAGGACACTTTACAGGGCCCACTAATCAATACCCATTCAGAAAGTCAGCAAGTGCTTCCTGATATTGTTCTTCGGTGTGATAGGTTCGAGCACCAATCGTCAGAGGAAAGGTACGCTTCGGAGCAGAAGCTTTAGGCAGGTCACGACCCTTATCGAGAACCTGTTGAGTGTAGGGATTAGAGTTGTAGTTAGTGTTCATACTATAGGGACAATCTCAGGGGCCCAGTTTCAATCACCAACGGCCTTGTTGTATCAGGATCTTACGGATTTCCTGATAGATAAACTTTTTTAATGCCGCATCATCAGTCTCATCAAATGCCACATAAAGACGATTTAGATACTCATTTTGTGTGGTACATTTGACGACTTTCGCATCAGTCACACCCAGTTCATTGAGTGTAGAACCTGCTTTCACCTTTGCAACACCAAAGTTTCCAGTGATGTTACCTTTAGTGCGAAACTGTGTTTTAATCTTGGAGAGATTAGAGTAAGTTATTGGAGTGTTCATACTATAGGGACAATTCAGAGGGCCCAATTTTATCATTGAGGTACAATGTATAAAGTTCTTGTTCTTTACAATGTGCTTCAATCTCCCAAGGCATTTGATCATATTCGAGATCACTGCAATCAATACCTTTCCAGCAACGAATGTTCCTTTTATCTTTAAGATCACCCCGAACGTGTTGTAGAACGTGTTGTAACTCATGAAGCAAGCAGAGAGTATAATTCTCAGTGTTCATATGTGTTTGTATTTCAATGAGAAAGTGTCGGGGTCTCCAATTACAATCTTGCACAGAGCAATAACCATAAACGCCATCACGTTTCAATCCACGATGTATAATATCCACATCAATCTTGTGTCGTGGAAGAAACTGATTTAGAAACCAGATTGATACATCTTCACACACACGTTTGCTATAACCATAACCAGAATGATAGATTGTGCTCATAGCAAATGCTGTAGAATGACTAATGTAAGTCTGGTTCCCCAATTCATCAGAATAAAGAACGCTGAAACAAAGATAAGTTTGTCAGTTATTGTCATCGTCGGTATAAATATCCTCCGCTCCAATCACAGTTTGCAAGAACATTCTCACGCTCTTTGATAATCAAGAGGTTATACCTTTCTCCTTTTGCTGGTGCTTTCCAAGATGCAGATTTTAGAACTGAACCAGTCCGCTTATCAATGAAACAATGAACAGAGCGGGAAGAACCACCATCAATCATAATGACTTTGTGGTACTTTTTACCAGTTTCAATCACATAATCAATCGGTAAAATACCATTCTTAAGTTCATCAATCTTTTCCTGATGATAGTGTGACTGAACCGAATCAGTGGTGTCGTAGGTAGAATTGAAATTCTCAATCGCCCGTTGATGACCACGAATAGCATACTGACGATAGTTGTCTTTCAGTGCTTCAATCAGCAGATGAGTGTACTTAAGCACATTATCTGCGATGGTTTGTTGTGCGTTCATTTGAGTAGTGTTCATACTATAAGGACAATCTCAAGGGCCCAGTTACATTCACCAAGACTTTTGAAGTGTAAAATTATGAAATGAAAAGACTGGGCGATCAACCAACTTTATGATCATCTTATCATTTTTCAATACAAATCCCTCACCTACAATCCGCTGACCATTGATGAAAGCAACAGGACTATCTGTTACAATCATTGACTGCATCAAATCTTCCTTAATTTCAATCATCGTAAGATAAAGATGTGCCAGTTTCTCACATCCAAAGATCTCAATGAGATTAAACCAAGTGAGTTCTTCACCAGACTTGATGATGGCATTGATCTGTTTCTTTGCTTCCACTGCTTCCTTTGCAGACAGAAATCTCACACCAGTTGTATCAAATTGCGGAAGAATTGGACGAACCAAATCTACACACGGTTGAACAAACTTTACATCGTCAGTATCAACGAAGAATGGTGCAGTTCCAGACACATAAGCATTTTTCAATTCACCATCAGTTTTCCAAACAGTGTGTGGTGCAATTACAATCTTTTGGGAGATTATCTGCGAAAACTTATACGCAATGGTATTAGGTTGAAGAGTATCAGTATTCCCAAACCCAATAAAATCACACTGAATGATAGATTTTGTGCGAGGCAGATAATCAAAGCAAGCATGAAGAATGTCTGCAACCTTACCTTGAAAGTGCGTATCAATTTCTTCATGAGAATGACAGAGTTTGATTTTTACTTTATTGAACGCAGATTTGGTAGATACAAACCACTGACCATTTGCAGGATTAGTGCCAAATACTACAGCTGGACTTCCATCAATCTTCAATGAGACTTCATAGTCATTGTTAAAGAAATCCAGGACAGATAGATCACCAGTGATGATACAATCATCCCAATGTTCTTGATGCTTGTTGAGTGGTTTGTTCATAAATCTATGATGACATAAAAAAGGGGACACTACAAGTCCCCTTGTGACACTTTATCAAGCGGCCACACGACGGCGTGAACGTGTGCGCTTTGATGCAACTTTGACTTCCTCTTTTACGGGAGTTTCAAATACATTCTGGTTTGCATATTCATACGCAACCGATGTAAGTTTATTCACATAAAAGAGAGTTTGGTTAATGCTCTTGCGAACTTTATTTGCTCCATCATTCTCTTCGTATGCACGAATGAGAAATCGAGTAACACCTACAATAAATGCGCTGATAGTAGCAACATTGTAGACGAGAGTATCAACGAACTTCCAGTAATAGGTCATAGTTTGAATTAGAAACTGCTGGGAGGTTTGTGTCCTCCCATCATAGGGACAATCTCAGGGGCCCAGTTCATTCAACTGGAAGTTTTGCAATGCTTTTATTCATTTTCTTATGAGCATCAATGAACTTTCTTGCTGATGCTTCGGTCTTACATACTTGTAGTTGCTGACCATTGTAAATGATCATCAGTTGCTTACCATTTTTTCCACACGGTACGGCAGCATAAACTCCATCAGAAATTAAAAATCCTTTAGTCATACAAGAAACCTCTGCTCATATTCCAACAAATCAGATGGAGCTGGGATGATGTTGTCATCATATTCTACAGCAGTCTTCCAGTTTGCACCAGTCTTGCGATACAATTTGATGCCAAGATGCTGATACTTGAGATTGGTTGGAATATAAACTTTATAGTCAATAGTATTATTGCTAGTCAACTTACTAAGTTGCTTATTCTCTGATTTAGTCACTGTGATTGTGGAGCAAGATAACCAGAACAAGTTCTCGAATACATCATAATCAACCAGATACTTGTCTGGGTTGTCCATAATCATTCGACCAATGAATTGTGGTGACAAGCAGTGATCGTGTGTACGTTGAACAGGATTATCTTTTGCCGTCTCACTGATCAGACCAAGGTGATTCACCTGCCCACAATCAAACACACCAATATAGTACAATCGTGTGATGGGTCGAAAGAAATCAGGATTACCCCAGTTGTCTATATTTGCCTGCAATGAGTTGAATGTAGTTTGACAGTAGGCTTTCCAGTTCTTCGGATTCATTTTAGGAAAAATCGGTGTTTTTGTTGCGATGGATGGGTTCTAAGTCGGTTGCAGTGAAATTACAGAAAAATCAGGTTTTTGATCCTGATGGCCACTGGTGTCTTATGGGTCTCATCGGTTCACTGTGGGGATGCAGGGTTCACCTTTGGTAAAAATGGTATCAACTACTGCTTGAACTTTGCGGGCAGTTGAAATACCAGCAGAAGTGTAAACTGGAATCACGCAGAGAGCAAAAGATTTGGTATATTGACCAAGTGCTCCAGGTGTAATCTTACCATCAGCAATACCTTTAGCATCATCGTGGTGAAGACGAACAATGCGACCAACAGATTGTGCAATTCCAATATAATCCATAGGACGCATAAAAATTACTGCATCAAGACCAGAGACCGAAATACCTTCACAAATGATAGAGTGATGGATGACAACAAACTTCTTAGAATTGTCCTTACCCCACTCATTTAGAACATCAAAAAACACCTCACGATTGACTTTTTTGCCATCAATAATTGCACCTGTGCGACTCGTAATCACCATCCAAGAGCAACAACGATCCTCCAGTTCTTTACAGAAGTCAGTCTCAGAAATCAAACCAATGATTTGCTTGGTAGTCTTAGCACAAATGAGAGCTTTGGTCACTCCATAATCATCAATAGTCTCCATCAGATTTTCTGCATCTCGGTCAAAGATGACCTGACGACCCTTTACCATAGGAAGTTGCTTAACTTCTACTTTAGGAGGAACAATGTAACCTCCACGAACCATCTCAGGACCAGAAACATTTGCAATAATTTGTCCGTACACTTCGCCCCAGTTCATACCAGGTTTGCCAACAACATTAGAGTTCTTGGGAGTTGCAGTATAGGAATAAAATCGTTTTGCAGTCTTGGAGAAATACTCCACAGCAGGGAAGAAATGTTTTTGCACACTATTATGTGCTTCATCCATATGAATCGTATCAACATCAATCCCTGCCTGCTGAAGGCGAGAAAGAGAATGATAGGTGGTGAAGATAAGTTTGTGAGAATCCTTGTGAGTATTCACCCAGTTACGAATCTCATAAGGACGAGTAGAAGATTCCCAGTGAGTTTCTCCACTGTGGCAGTGAAATACCTTTGCATTAGTGATAAACTCAAGGTATTCGTGAGACAACTGCTCTGCCAGAAGAATCCGAGGACTGACCACAACAACAGTCTTAGGAGTTTCAGATGCAAACTCACGAACAGTATCAGCAACTCCAACAAGAGTCTTACCTGCACCAGTGACAGCGCAGATAATACCTTTGTCATATTTAACCATCACATCAGTCGCTCGTTCTTGATGAGGACGTAGATTAAGTTTCATTGGTGTCATTATCTAGTATTAGGACAATCTGAGGGGCCCAGTTCAATTCATCGCACTTAATAATGGATTATAGAACTCATCCATTGATTTTTCAAATGTAATTTTTCCATTTGGATTTAAGTCAAACAAAATATACCTTCTATTTGTAAGAATAGCACTTCTTCCAACCGTGCCAGATCCAGCACAAGGATCCAAAACAATAGAATCTTCATCACTAAACATTGTGAGGATTCTATTCAGTAATGCGACTGGTTTTTGTGTTGCATAATCCAACTTTTCATTGCCCTGAATCTGTTTGATATCTGACCAAACATCCTTTACAGGAACACCATCTAGTTCGTCAAGGTATTTTTTGACTCTAGGTATTCCAGTCTTGGAAGAATATTCAAGTTTGTCATTGTCATGCAACAGTTTCATTTTTTCTTTGGATACGTACCACTGCAAGTGATTTCCGTTCCATTCATATCGAAGATTCGGTCTTGGAACTACTTCAGGTTGACGATTGACAAGAGCATTTGTTACATATTTACGATTTGTTTTTTTGCATGTTTTTGCTTTACTCACATCATCATCACTATAAGATTTGTGTTCTGGATTGTAAATCGACTTTGTTGTTTTTTGATAAACAATAATCGTATCATGATTTCTTTGAAGTTGATTTTTTGATTTGTGATTTCCACCAGAAACCCACACAATTTCATTCTTAAATCTTTTTTCTCCAAAAACATCATCAAGAACTATACGAATGTGATGAGAAATCTTTGGTTCTACATGAACAACAATGTTTCCTACATTTGATAGAACTCGATGACACTCATTAAGTAAGGGTCTGATTAAGTTTTCTCTGTAATCTTTACTAGATTCAAAGCGATCATCAAAATGATAAAAATCTCTTCCAGTGCAATATGGTGGATCAATATAAATTAAATCTACCGAATAATCTTCTACTTGAGTCAGCAAGTCTAAACTATTGCCAACAGTATATTCATTTAGCATTTTCATAAGCAAGAACAACCTCTTTTGCTCTACCACGATATCTATCCATCAAAGATGCAGACACATTTTTGACCAGAATATCTGGATGTTTAGGGTCAATAAGTTCCTTAACTGGAATTGCAATAATATCAAGACCACCTGTATTTACAAAATCAAAATCTTTAGATGGAACTACAAATAAAGCAATATCAAATTCATCAGATCCGTAAGCTACATGTCCAGATTCACTTTTTGCACCTGCATTTTTTATACTATTCCTTCTTGTAGTTTCTAAAAATAACTTGGGACGACCCGATTGACTTTTTCCTCCGCGATATTTTACTTGATCTCTTATATTATTTTCAGTCAGAATGTCCCAGGTTGTTTCATTCCCATTCTCATCATTTTCAGCACTTGTGCTTGCAATTCCACATTCTTCTTTCAACCAACGACGTACATATCCTTCAGCAACAAATTGCAGAAACTTTCCAATGTCTCTTGTATTCTTTTGTTCAACTTTTTCTTGATATGCCTCAAGAATCAAATCTTGAATGTTGTAGTTGTTCATGAAGTGAAATTAGTTCAATTGATTTTTTTTGATCGTTAAGATCATCAACAACTTAATTTGTTGACAAAACTGTTTCTACATTCTAACACACTTTGAATATATTCTCAAGATCATGAATTACATGTTCTAGGACATCAATCCTCGTAAATGTAATTCTCATAGTGTTGTAGGGGCAAACAGAGAGGTCTGGTGGCGATTACTCAACCACCAAAGAGTTCATCAAACAAGGCATCACCAGACCTTTCACGTTCAGTCCAGACTTTATTAAATTGTGCCCGAATGAGTGCTTCTTCAATTTTAGCATCAACGGGCGATTGAGTGCTGTGCCAGTCACCACGGCGGTCTTGCCAGAGCATTTTGTTTTGAGTGTTGTGCTTATACTACAGGGACAATCTCAGGGGCCCAGTAAGTATCAGGGTTTATAGTATGATGCTGGTTTTTCTTTTCCAGACTGAATATCTTTTACAAGTCTTTTACCAGCTCTGACCAGTTTCTTCTTCTCTTCACGACTATATTTGCCTTTAATCATATGATCCTCAGGGTCTCTAGAACTAGAGAACCTTTCATCTTTTGATGCTGCTTTTGGTTTAGGTGCTGCTGATATTTTCTTTCTTAGTAATTCAGTTGCTTTTGCTTTTAATTCTTTTTCTTTTGGTTTCTCTACTGCTGGTGTAGATCCACTTTTCTTTGCGGCAATTCTTGCCTGTGCTGCTTTTTTTCTTTCTGCTTTTGCTGCTGCTAATTGTGCTTCTCTTGCGGACCCACGTTCTTGCTTTGGTGCTTCAATCGTGGATTCACGTTTCTTACCAATATCTTTGCGGGGTTTCTGAACTACAGGTGCAGTCTTTCCACCACCAACTCTCTTTGTTCTACGTCTTTCAGGAGTTGTTATTCTACGCTCACGTCCAATGCGGCCTCCTGCACCAGTTCCAATAACTTGAGCTCCAGAACGGAACTCTGCATCGTAGGTTTCTTCGCAAAGAGACATGAACTCTTGGAACGTCTTCATCTTACTATCTAAACACTTTTTGAGTATTTAGTCAAGAGGATTGTGTTCAGTTTTTACACCGTCACAACCCCTCTTGATTAGATTACATCTTCGACAGGCTTATATGCTCCCTTTTGAACTCTACCGTCAGCATACAGATGTTGTACACGTTCTCGCCTTGCCTGAAGTAGCAAGTCATACTGCGATTGTTGCTCTTTGGAAAACACAAAATCTTGTTTCCTCCACTCAGTTTGAAGTTTTCGCAGATGATGTAGAATATTGGAGGTCATAGTTTTGAATGTGCTGTTGTTGAGATTTTTGTGTAGCGTTGATAGTTGTTTGTTGAATAGTTCTTACTCCACTATCAAGAATTGGAGCAAGACCAGAAAATCCTACTGTTGCAGTTGAAACTCCCAAAAGAAATCCAAAGATAAATGCCTTCATTTTCGGAGAGGAGAATTGAAGTAGGAACGAAAAACTGAAACTAGAATTACAAGAGTAGAAACCACTCCAATAAATCCCAGCACAGTTACACCATCGCCAGCAAAATTAAGGGTTTCGGTGGTCATAATCAAAAGTCAGTGTTGGAGTTAAGATAAGATTGGAATGTGTTCTCATCAACTTTTTTGTCAATGAAAAACTCACTCACATCATCGTCAATGAAATCAAAGTTTTCAAGTTCTTCAACTTGAACATCATCAAACCAATCCATAGAATGAATGTGCTTACATTATAGGAACAATCTCAAGGGCCCAGTTTTTATGAGCGAGACATAATTACTCTCATCTTTGCTCTCTGTCGTTGATAATCATATTGAACCAACTTTCGCTCATTCCACTGATAATATGATCTGCAGATTCATTGTCATCGGCATATCCTTCAGTAATCAAATGCTCTACAAGTTGACTATGAACTTTATAAGTTTCTTGCAGTTTTCTTGGAGTTGGTTTCATTGCACAATGTTTTTTGATTATTTATCGACGATGACACACTGTATTGGTTGAGGTTCTTTAGGAAAATGATGACTTCTGAGCACTCCATACACTATAAACCCGTTTGTAATAAAAATAGATAGAAACATTAAAAGTCGGACAAAGGCAATTTTGTCCGACTCTGCATCATTTTTACCTGCTTTTTCACCTAATGCTTTGGCAATTATTCTAAATGTATTATTCTTCTTCATTTTCCATCAGCAAGAATAATATTTTCAAAATCCGACCGATACACAACAACTTTTACATCTTGTGCTTTGTGTTTTCCCTGGCGAATAAGAATAGAAATGTATTGATTGGAAACAAATGAAACTACACCAGAAATGTTCTTGTAAATAATCTCTGTTCCTTCTTGAATAATCATACAAAAAACTTTTCTACTCCTTGATATTTAATCTGCATTGAAGTCCAAGGTCTTGTATCCTCAAACTTAACTTGTTTGCCTATTGTTTTGACATTTATAGGACTATAGAACTCACACTTTTTGTATGAGTAAAATCCCCAGATGCAAGAAACTGGTTTTCCAAGATTATAGTCAAACTCACGATTGTAGCGAATCCAAATAGAGAATACACCAGACTTGAACTCTTCAACTTCATAACTACATCCCTCAGGTGCTTTGTGTTTGAATTGTGGAATTAAATCAACAGAGAGTTTCATCAGCAATCGTGGAACTTTTCGTTTGAAAAGAGTTTGATTTATTCATTAAGTTGTGTGATTTCTTTTTATTGCTCTGCAATTTTAGTTTGGAGTTGATTGATGCGTTCTTGATACTGAAACTTAAGTTGACTGAGCATTTGGTTGGTGTGAGCAACGTGATGAGTCATCAGGTTTTAACAACTATCTAATAGTAACAGAGAAATAATCAAAAGTCAATATCTAGTGGTCAGTTTTAGAATTGTCTACTGTAGATTTTTTTCTGGAGATTCTTCCTCTTTTCCACCCGTCACCAGGACACTCAAAATCAATTCTTTCAGTTTTACCATCAGTCCATCATTTTTTTCCTTTTAAAAAATTACTTTGGTGTTCACTCTTTTGTTTTTTATAATTTGGATTCTGTTCATAAAATTTTTTCATACTGCCACTAAGATTTTCTTTGTGTTCCTCAGTAAGTCTTTTATTCTTAAATGACTCGATAATTTTATTTCTTATTTTTGGATTTTGCCAAGATTTTTTAATTGAGTCACTTAGTTTTTTTCTTTGTTCTGGACTTTTGAATCGAATTTTTTGTGATTTATGTTGATTTTCTTTCCATTCCTCATTACGAATAATGCCACTAGTACCTTCACCTCCATTAGTCTTATTTCGAAGAATACCAGTTCCCAAATCTTTTCTACCAAAAACGGAAATCATATACATTTCGTGTTTGAATGCTTCTTCTTCAGTTAGATTTTGTTTGAGTTTTATTATTCTAGATTTATCTTTTGGTGGTTTTATCTCACTTTTATTTTTTCTGTATAATCTATCACCGACTCCTTTGCCGATATAATAAGGAGTTTTATCCTCACGCAAATATGCGTAGGTATAAAATCGGTTAGGATTTACCATAACTGCTCTTTTGTTGGGTGCAGTATTATTTATACAAGAAAAGAGGCATTTCTGCCTCTCATCTACCTGTGAAGATTGCACCCAACGCAGGCATCAGTATTTATAACCTATGTTGTAAATGCCTCCACCACTCGGGATTGTTGTTCTTCAACAAGAGCAAATCGTTGTGCATCAACAACTTTTTGCATAATCAAATTATCATATTTGTCAAGATAATCATCCCGCCATTCCAACAGAATATCGTGAACTTCATTATCATCTTTACCAACTACTGCAAGAAGTCCGCCATACTCACTGACCGGGAAACCTGGCCAGAAATTCATCAAATAAAGAAATTTTTGTGCCATTTGTTTGTGTAAATTACTCCTTAAGTTTAATGTGAGTGTGATGCATTGTCAACATCAGAGGCAAAGATAAATGCTGCACTGATTGTGAGTAAAGAACCCAGTCCCATTCCAAGCAAAAAAGTCATTTCAAAGATAGGTTGGTTGCTTACAAAGTCATTATACAACGAAACAGAGGGTGGTGAAACCCTCTGTGTGCCAGTTATTCAAGTGTCTGTTCTTTTCTTCTCTGGTAATAGAGTTTATTATACTCTCTCAATCTTTCTTTATTATCTTTTGTGTATTGTTTTATCTTATCTTTGTTTCTTTTTCTCCACTCTGCAAGATATTGTAACTTTTCTTCTTTATTATTTTCATAGCGTTCTTTCAATTTTTTCTTATTATTTTGATAATAGTTTTTACTCTTTGTTTTAATTTTATCAATATTATTTTCTTTATAAAACTTATAATAATCGCTTTGAGTTTCGAATATTAAATCATATTTTTTGCGTCCACTTCCACCTAAAGTCATATTATACCCATTTTTATAGGTATCAAAAAAATTAATAAAATATATTTCTTTTTCATCCAATAATTGAACATCATATTCGTCTACTATACCATAAACAAAATTATTCCATCCATACTTTCTAACTGCATTATAAAATTTGCAATACATTTTTTTGCTATCAATTAAATGTCTTTGCTTTCTAACTTCCTCTTGTACTGTTTGTCCAATGTATTTCTCTCCTGTAGGAATACAATGGTAACAGTATATAATGCCCTTTGCTGACATAACTGCTTCTTAAATTAGGTGACTTAATATTTATACAAGAAAAGGAGCATTTCTGCTCCTTATCTACTCTATAGTGTCACCTAATTAGAGCACCACTATTTAGACTAATAAAACTCTTCCAAGATGTAGTCCACAGTTACTTGATACAACGTTGCCATTTCATTAACCTCCTGCCAGAACTCTTCTGCCTTTTTACTCATTTCTGCTTGTTGAATGAGTTGTTTGATACGATCAGAAATCATTTGAGTCCTCCAGAAATTGTGCTTCGTCTTTGGGACGAATGACTTTGAAATAATAAACTAAAGATAGTAGGGCAAATACTACTAGAAGTAAGTATCCACCCACATAGAGAGCAATCATTTTTGTTGTGCGATTGGTTGACTGTATTGCTCAAAGAGTTTAGCATCTCTTTGAGTCAAAAACAAGTTCCATCCAAAAATGACAAGAAGAGCAGTTAGTGTTGCAGCAAGGTACTTGGCGTTCATTTGTTCATTTGAAGAGTAGGGACGGGCATACCTCCTTCGGTCATTTGAGTGCATTTTGCCCAATTCTATGTTGAATTGCTCTTGCTGCCATACGAAAGTTTCCAAAGTCCATAGTTTTATCTTCCTCACAGAAGTCCTCAAAAATCTTTTTGATTTGTTCGTCAGTGATTTGTGCGTCATTCAGGTGTGATTATTTAGTTTTGCTTTAGACGCTGACTTTCAGTGATGGGAATTGGAATACCTTTTTCTGTTGGAACATAGATCACGGTCTTCTCTTTACTATTATCTGCATTTTCAAGGTTTTGGATATAAAGGTAGGTAAGATATTCAGAATTACCTTTCAAACTTTCCCCAAGAATCTTATTAGCAGCAGACGCACCTTTTGCCCTTTCAACTTCTGCTTCTGCCTGTAGGACAGAAGCATCTTTAAGTGCCTTTGCTTCAAGAACTTTTACTTGCCTCGTGAATTCCGCCTTCTGTAGTTCTGCTTTACCTTGCAATGATTGTGCCCACACATTATAAAGCGGACCAACTACTGCATCGATAATAAACAGCGAAAGAATAAAAGAAACACCAATGATAATGGCATTTCGCATAGTGTTATCTTGTGTCATTTAGAAGAACCTCCAGTGGGTTTGAATATTGCATTAGCAAGAAATACAATAAGTAGATTTTGCCAGAATGTCAATGACACATTAAACCAAGATAGAATGATGCCAAGAACCCACGCTTCAAGAAGAAGACCCGCAGTAGCAAGAACAATGAAGCCAAAAACAACGCCAAGAGCAGTAGAAGTTTTCATATGTCAAACAGCAAGTGCTCCAGAGGGGATTTCAACACCTTCCAAGTAGGAATCGTGCCAGTCACAGGTATCATAGCACAACCATTCCCCTTGTTGAGTATAAACATATCCAAACTCTTCTGCACCTTGAGTCAGATAGTCACCAAGATTTTTATCAAGACGAGGTGGCATGTCTTCACCACGAGCAGAATAGTAGAGAGGACCAGTAGTAGGCAGAGTTTCATTCTTCCAACCTGCATTAGTCCAACAAGAGGACATATCACCACCATCAATCAATTTTACAACTTTCTCTTTGGTGTTGTAATGAGTGCGAAGAATACGACCCAACCATTCAGGATAACCATCCCAATGGTGATATACAGAAAGAATGGATTCATCAGCAAGTTGAATACCAATGCGGGAACGAGTTGCCATTTCAAGTTTGTTGCTTACACTATAGGGACAATCTCAGGGGCCCAGTTCACTTTTGCTTCTCCCATAAAACAGTTAATGACTTATCAAAAACCATCACATATCGGTGTTTGCGGGAGCGGTCTTTCCATTCACCATCAATACCCTTTACTTTCCCACGAGAGTGTTTAGTTCCGTCTGCATAGTAGAAATCTTTTTTTGCATCTGTAAGACCGTAGTAACCAAAATTAAGAGAACGATAGATTGTACCATTATGGAAATCACTATCAGCGTAAGAGATGATTGCTTTAACTTCAGTATCCTTCCGTAACTGTCTAATCGCTCTTGAAACAAACCAAGAAGTGATATTATGCTCATCAGATTGGGTGTCTGGGTGGATGCAGAGGCGCGAAAGTTCAAAAAGTCCTTGTTGTTCGTTCCGTTCTAGTCCAAATGATCCTTTTGCAATTTCAGGTACAGGTAAATTTGTAAACACGCAGGCACCTAATGACCCATCAATATTTAACACATCTGTAAAAGATTTTTTATATAAAGAATAATTATATCCACTTTTGAAATCTTTTGATATATCTTTAAGATAATGGTAATTATATAATAATTCCTTTATTTCAGATTTAGGTACTCTTTGAATATAATAATCACTTTTCATTCGTATTAATCAAATAATCTGGATTAGGAACTCTGCTTATTTTCCAACCTTTATGCAGCAGAAATACAAATACTCAAAAATCTTTTCATAATCTTAACGTGAATGACTGTATTATAACACAAAATAGACTTCAACCACCCTTTTCCTTCAAACTTTTTACCAAGTAAGCAGTAAATTCTTCAAGTTTTTTTGGGTGAACCGAAGCAAGATTATCATTTATTGCTTTTCGTAAAGCATCAAGTTCTTGCCACTCTTCATTAGTAAGATTTTTATTTTTATTTGCACTTGAAAGTGTCATAGGTGATCCCGAATTATGTGTAAATCCTAACAGTATTTACTCAAAATGTTGTGTTTCTTAATAATCATTTAATAGTGTTGTTACAAATCTTAATCATTAAAGAATGATCCAAAATTACCACTACTTCCTGGTTTGCGTTTTTCCAACATATCCATCAACTCTTCAATTTTCTTACAATTTTCCATATCAAGAAGAAGTTGTGAGAGTTGTTTTACCACAAGAGGTTTCTCGGACGTGGAAGCTACTCTTATAGCTGCACGAAGATGACTTTCTGCCTCTAAAAGATGGTCTAACGTTTGCTTACTTAACATTCACTTTCCTCAAAATTCGTTTCGTTTTTTAATTGGTTGCGAATACCATTTACAATATTCTGGAAGTTGCATCTTTTCTTCTTCATAATAAGAACAAATGAGATCAACATTAGGTGGATATTTTGGTTGTTTTAATCTTTCCCAGTGGCAATAAAGATTTGCTCCACACAAAAGTAATTCAATCACCTCTCTTCTTTAAGAGGTATGATCCGTCACCGCGATCTACCCATTCTATCCAATCCCCCTCTTTAAGATTTGCTGCTTCCATTAAATCATCTGGGAACATTATAAAATATTCACCACTGGCACCATCAACTTCTACAGGAAGTTGCCATTTCATAACTTTATCTTTAGGTGATATAGGTGTCCATTCATATCCACCATTTTTACGAACTTCTTCAATTTCAGATTCTAATGATTTATTATAATATTCTGCCTCTCTCAAAGAATATTCACGATTAGTGTCAGTATCTTCCCAAAAGTCATTCCAAGCACCTTGACATTTTGGAGACGGATCATCTTTATCACAACTTAGGACTTTATCAACGGCATCATCATACGCTTTAATATGACCTTTACCTTTACCATTCAGTAATGCAAGAAGTTCATATGCTTTTGATGTTTGATGCTTATATGTATAATAGTTTTCTTCCACTACTTTGCGAATAGTATCATAAATCTCCTGTGGAGTTGCTTCTGCAGTAGACATCGCATCGTGAAGAAAATTAGATAATTGTTCCAATGAATACTCTTTATAGTCCATAATCAATCTCGTGGTTTGGGTTTGTTACACTCATTGCAATAGTAGGAAAAACCAGACTTGAAGTATCTTACAACTTGATAGTGGTCCTTGTCAAGTGGCAGTTCCGTCTGGCATTTGCTGCAGGTTCTTTTTGTGTTTCTTTCGCAGTTTTTTGAGTTCTTTGAGTTCAAATTTAATATTCTTATAAGCAGTTTCTGCATCTAACTTTCCTCCCATCTCTAATGCTATAATCACATCAACTCTTGTACCAAAATATGCTAGTGCTCTCTCAAAACTGTCTAACTCTTCATACATCTCGATTCATCCATTTTTCTCCAGTAAGAATATCTATACGTGCATCTAAAGAGTTTTCCACACGATAGAGTTCATTCGTAAGTCCAACATTTTCTTCCTCAAGAACTTCAACTCTTGCTTCAAGTTGATTTAATTTAGAGTAAAGGTCATTAGTCTCTAAAGTTGGTTTTTTAGACGGTGCTAATAACCATTTGATAAGTTTAATCATATTATTCATATTTTTTTTAAATAACGTCTATATGCAATAAAACGTCCCACAGATGGTTGTCCAGGGACATTGAGTTGGTGACAGATTTCGCAATACTGCAAGAAACTGCACCAGGCAGTAGAATAATCAAGAATGTGATAGTTCATAGCAATTTTCTCCAAAAACTATCACCAAGACGAATTGCTAACATTGCAGTTGAATGTTCTCTTGCGTGTTTGTCTAAATCATTTTCTTTGAAATAAGTATTAGACCTTTCTATTGCACAATGAAAAACATTTGCCCAGAGTTGTTGTTTAAAGTTCAGTTTCATTACAATTTCCCACCAACAGTTTCTTCATGTTTATGTGTTTCTGGCCTCTTGTTTTGCTTTCAAAAACCATCTTGTAGCACAAATACACTCTTCTTCAGTTAGAGAAGTAATAATACATTTATCTTCTTTATCGTAACTATCCCAAGTTCCCCATTTTTGCTTTACAACGTAGAAAGCATTTTCGTCATAAAATTTTTTATCCATAATGACTTAACTGCCTCTCCAATTCTACTTTAATTTGGACCAAACGAATATTAAAATATTGTTCGTACTCGTTACTTTTCATCAATTGTACAACATTATCGATCTGTTGTAAAGCAAGAATGAGTTTAGTTTGATTGTTCATTTAGATTTACGAGTGCGATTAGAGTTTCCACTGGCATCCAAGTCTTTGGTGCTCCCTTTAGTTCTACCTGAACTTCCGTTACTATTCTTTCCAGTTGTTTGTCGTACCTTTGCCTTGTTTGCTTTACTAGACTTAATGGATTGTTCATCACGATACTGAATTTTAATAGTTCTTTTGTCTAACTTATAACGAGTAATATATTTTTGTAGATGTTCATAACACTCAAACCAGCAGATAGTGGTATTCTTTTTGCTGTCACTAAACTCCAAACGATATGGATGATTTTCGTGAGGAAACAAAGTGGGTTCAATCATTTTCGTGTGAAAGTCTCATAGTCCACTACTTTACCACACTTGAAGTGAATTCTGCAACGGGGCCAATCTTCCCATTTTCTGTTCCAAATTGCAGGATAAACCTCAACATAATCAGTCACATAACAAGGTTCCACCTTACCATGTTTTCCTGTTGGCACCCATTCATAATTCAAGAACAAAAGTTTAGGGTCATAACGCTCATCATCTTCTTCAATAATCTCAAAGTCATGAGTTTCCCGATAGGTAAGTTCATACAAACATCCATCAGGAGAAATCCAATATCTTGCCATCGCACAAGCAAGTCCCTTGGTTTGCATCTCTACATTTGTAAACTCTGGTCCCAAATTATATGAAGACCTTATATCGTCGTAAAGCCCCATCAGTCGTAAATGTGTTGTTCGTGTTGTAGTTTATCTATAAAATGATAGATTGTAGTATTTGAATATTGAAACTCCTCAAAACGATTTGGTTTGCTTTTCTCCATCTTTGTGAGCATATTCAACCAATCATAATGAGTATTCACAACAAATCCATAGTGAGCGTCATTCATCATCTAACTCCACATCTTTTACAAGGTCTTCCAATCTATTAAAGAAATCTTCATCCATAGGAGTAACTTTTTCTTTTCCAGTTCTTACATCATCACACATTTGTAAAAGACTGTCAAGAAAATGTTTGGGATAAATCTCATCTTCAAGACTACCCCAGAAGTATAGAATACACTGCTCTAATGGGTCATCAGATGCAAGAAGAGCATAATCTTGATAGTTATCTCCCATCAGGTCTGCCCAGTTCTTGAAGGCATACCAGCAATTCATCCAACCTTGTTGAATACAAGAAAACACAATATACTCAAACCAAGATAGTTTGGTTTTTTCAGTATCAGTTCCTAAAAGTGGTCTACTAAACATTTTTACCTCCTATTCAGATGACTTATCAATAACCAAAACCAAATCTCCAGAAGAACTAGAACAATAATTCCAACAAGCACGGGTGGCAAATTCATAGATATTTCTTACTTTCACTATCAAACTTCCACCACTTAGTAATATTTAAGTACATCACGATTGTTGAATGTTCACGATCATAAAGTTTCCAGTCTTTGGAAACTTTTGCATTATATCTTCTACGATAAGCACAAGTCCAGAGATTATGATAGATTTGAGATTTTTCAATCTTTTGCATTTTCTATTCGATCACCATAAACCTATTTCCCATCTTCTTTTATGATCTCTTGATACCACTCTTCACCATCTTTGTGATGAGCATAGAAAGTACCATCCTCACGCTCATAAACAAAGTCACAAACATGAGGTGTATAAACAATCAGCCTATAAATTTTATCAGTTTTTTGGAGTATTACCGTATTCTATCACAATTTTAGAATGTTGAGTGTTTCTGTCAACACAAGTATAATAAGATATTTTACCCTTGAGTTCTTCAATCACCATTTCCAGTAGAAGTTTTTGTTCTTCCGTCAATTCCATTTTCATCAAGTTTGTTTAGGTGTTCTGTAATTGAGTTAATAAAATCTTGTTCGGTCCAAGTATTGAGAATACTTTCTTGAGGGTCATTTTCATTCCAAAAAATATCAAATGAATCATCACCTCTTTCTTCTACTTTAATAGTCATTGTTTGAGATTATGATAGAGAGCAACGTAGTAAAATAAAAAAAATCCTGCTGTGAATACTCCAAAGATTGTAAAGAACTCAGTCATATGTTCTCTCCGTAAAAACAATTCCAGAAAGATGATCAATTTCATGTAAAATACATCTTGCTGGCAGTCCCTCGTACCATTCTACACTGGGATGTCCCGAAAGGCAACGGTACTTAATTTTAACTCGTTCTGGTCTTTCAATATCTAGATACTTTCCAGAAAATGACAGACATCCTTCATTCATCACACAATACTCTTCAGAAATATCAAGTATTTCTGGATTTATCATTACTCGTGGTTCATTATTCACAAGAACCACAATGATTTGCTTAAGAATTCCAACTTGGTTCGCTGCCAATCCAATGCCATTGTTTTCTTGCATTGTTTTTATCATACTCACCGCAATGTTGCGAATGGTGTCATCTATTCTAGAAACTCTCTTTGCTTTTCTGCGAAGTAATACATCATCTTCGGGAATGAGTTTCATATTTAGTGTCCCGTGTTATATTGTATATATTTTAATCTTCATCCCAAGGAGATTTCCGTTCAAGAATACGTTTTGTCTTTGCAATTCTTTCTGGGTCTGTTGGTTCAGTAAGTCGTTCCTGAAGAGCATCAAAGTCCTTTTGTAATAGGACAATTTTTTTCTGGTTGTGCTCCCTTGCCCCAGAACTTTTCAAACTCCCATTTGTAGTTCATATCATCCCAATCGTGATTTATATTCAACCAAAAATCCCAGTATCTTTGATAGTCGTCAAATCTCCAGTTAGAATGATTGATAAGACGAAACCAAAACCATATGGGAGTTCGTTGAATGGGTTTAAACCCGATTATCCATTTGTTTAACCACACAGGAAAGTCCATTGTTTTTCTTGTAGTATAGACATCATACCAAAATCAGAACCATCATCTTTGCGTGAAATGTATCAATATCCCGCACGATAATCTCATCGGGATTCTTGCATTCTTCCTTTGGAAAATCATTGCGGTCTCCTGTCATTTGTAAGGATTCTCCATTTTATCTATAATTACTCTAAAGAATGCCAGTCGGTCTTTTTTGTAGAATACATCTACTTGATGATTTTGACACAGTTTTTTAATTCCTTTGTCTCCCAAACTATAGGAATGGAAATCATATGTGCCAAACTCAATATGACTAAGAAACTCTTCTTTCATTACCTCAAAGAGAAGAGCCATTTCTTCTTGAGTCAGTTCAGTTTCTCTTTCAGTGGGAGAATGTCCATTAAATGCGATTTTCATTTTCGATTTGTTTAACTCTGTTATCATACAGCAAAAAAGCGACCAGTGGGGAAATGGTGTGCCACTTCAAAAATTGCACACCAGAATTTCATTATCAGTAGTTTGCTTTCGCAATTCTTTCTTTGAATTCAAGGTTCTGTTCAAAGAAAAAGTATATTGAGAATAATCTTTGTAGAGATCTCTAATGAATTCGCAATTAGAATTTGCCAACATAAATTTAATGCCAGACTTATTCAAGTCATTGCAGAAATCTCTGAGGTTTACTTGATCTTCCGATCCAAATCCTTCCACAGTATAAGAAGTGAAATCTGAAGTTGCAGACAATTCTTCTCTCGTATATGAGAATGCTGTTGCTTCTGGGTCAAGTTTGTAAGTCATCAGGAAAAGTTGTAATGAACTCGGGTATAAAAGTTCTTGTAACAATTAGCATTAGAAAGTTTCATCACCACAGGAGGAATGGAGAAAGCACATTCAGTATAGAAATCTTCTCTGCTGAGAAATTTGAGACCATACAAATACCAAGTGCCAAACTGTTCATGAAACTCTCTCACAGCACGATATTGTTTGGAGTTGATAGGCACATAGCGATTGTCTTCAGTAAAATCATCAGCATGTGGTGATGCTTGTGTCATCATAATACAGGTGGTTTGACCTTCACCAGTGCCAAAGTATTCACCAATCATATAGACGTAATATTCATCTACAGGGAATACATCACGCTGATACTTCTTCTCATAATCACTCATGGCAACATCAGCAACCAGTTGGTAGTTTTCTTTCTTCTTTGCTTCCAACTCTGCTCGTAGCTCTACCTTTTCGGTTTTAGCAAGCTCTTTGAGAGCATCGGAATACTTACCGATAGCACCACAAGCAGTTTGGATTACTTTGATTCTTTCATCTTCAGTCATCAGGTTTCTGTGTGTATGAAGGTATTATATAGCATCAGGGCACAAAGTTCAAGTGCCCTTGTTTCAGTTTGGGAAGTGTCCTTATGATATTCTTTTTCTCTTTAAGGTGTCTATACCTCTTGCCTTTTGATATTTTGTTAAGTTTTCCGGATTAGTAATGAAACCAGTTTCAAGACATTCCCATTTTTGAGAACAAACAGATTTTCCTTCCTCAACTTGATCTGGTGTTTGTGAGGTTGGTTTCCACTCACTCACCTTTTCTTCATAAGCAGCATCATAACCCTTCTGAAATGCTCTCCACCTAATATCAAAAATATTATCAACACTTGGATTAGTTGGAGGATATACACCCATCCAATTTTTGAATGCTTCTTCTACTGGTGATTTTGTTTTTTCCAGTTCCTTATAAAACTCCAACTTACTTTGAAGCACTTTGATTTCTGCTTCAATTGCCTCTACACTATTCAAATTTTTAATCTCTAATCCACCTTCAAATTTAGTCATTTTCATCCCAACTGATTGTGAATGATCCATTATCTTCTTCTTTAACACTAATCATAATCATTCATCCCATGGTGCTTTGCGTTGTAATACTCTTGCAATCTTTTCGTTGTATTGTGGTGGTTCGTTGAGTTTTTCTATCAGGGCATCATATTCTTCTTTGGATAGAACAATCTTCTCTGGTGGATAAGAACCTTTACCCCAGAACTTTTCAAACTCATGAACATATTGCATGTGTTCCCATTCAGCATTTAATGAGTGCCAGAACTCTCCCCATACATGATAATCATCAAAGCGAAATCCCTGATGAGACATTAACCGATACCACCACCAGAATGAAGTATGCTTAATCGGAAAAAATCCGATTATCCACTTGTTTAAGAACACTGGAAAGTTCATTGACCCAATCTCAACTTGCGTTCAGGTGAAGGAATGTTGTCCAATTCATCAGCAAGTTCATAAAGAGCACGAGCACTCACAACCATATCTTCACCATCACCAAAGTGATAGTATTGAAGTTGATTTACAATCTCACGAATAACAGCACCAACAGCAATCTTATCGTCTTTGAATGTTGGTTTCTTACCCAAACAAGAACGATAAAACTCCTGCATTACTTTATTTGCTATTGGGTTCATATTATTCATAGTTTATCAGGGCTCATATTTCCCGTATTAGGAGACCATAGAGTGCTTAACTTCTTACCTTTTACTATAACATTAAAGTGGTCAATCTGTCCATTCTTGCGTGTTATTCCAATCCACATCGCATCAGGACCCATCATTTCCATATGAACCATATCAATATCCCGCACGATAATCTCATCAGGATTTTTTGTTTCTTCTTTTGGAAAATCGTTGCGGTCTTCAGTCATCATACCCACCCAGCAAAACTAAAGATGTATTCAAGTCCCCATTCTAATGTATGAGGTGGTAATTCGTCAATATGATTGAATGCAAGTCGTCTTGCTTCCAAGATGCGTTCTTTACCTACCGCAAGTAGATTTGCTTTAGAACCTTTGAGAAACTCATTATAATCTGCCCGATTATTCTGTTTCGCACCAGAGATATACAATCGTCTCATTTCAGTAAAAAGTTCAGCAGTATCAGGAGCAAATGTAATCACTTCTTCACCCAAAGGGATTTCCATTCTTTTTATACATCCCATAGAGAACTTCATGGCATCTCTGACTTCATCAACAGTTAGTGTATCATCTTCACCAACACGATAGGTGTGTTGAATAATACCATTCGTACATTCAATCACTCGCAACAGAGCAATCTTATCCTTTTCTGTATCAGGTAGTGCTTGAAATCTTGTGTTCCAGTCAATCATAATCAAAATCCTTTTTTCTTCTTATTCTTTGGTTCTTTGTGATCTAGAACTTCAACATGACTTAAAAAATTACCACCACGCTCAAACCATCTACGCTGCACATCTTCATAATTATCAAAGACAACGGTGTCGCCATTGCTCATTACTAATTTATAATCGTGACGAAGGTAGGGTTCGTCAGATGTTTGACGGAAATAGCGTGGATCAGAAGGATCAATTAGTTGTGTCATTCGAGTGTAATTGCAGTGCGTGGTGTTTTCGGTGTGCGGCGAATAGTGCTTGAAATCTTGTGTTCCAGTCAATCATTTTCTTCCAAGTCTCCAACCATCATCGGGACATTCTACCATCCTCTTACGATTTCCGCAACCATCATTCCACCACTTTCTACCTTTATTTGCCTCACTTAATTTTCTTTTACTTTCTTCTGAGCGTGATTTGCCTTTTTGTGATTCACTTAATTTTTTTTTTATGTTCTTCTGAAAAGGTTTTACCTTTCTTTAACTCACTCATTTTTCTTTTTGCTTCTTCTGAATGAGTTTTGCCTTTATGTGCTTTACTTATTTTTTTTCTTATTTCTTTTGAACGAGGTTTACCTTCATTTGCTTCACTCATTTTTCTTCTAGTTTTATCACTTACAACAGCACCAGAAACTCCATCTCCACCATTAGTTTTATTTCTCAGCATACCTGTTCTCAAATCTTTTCTACCAAAGACAGCAATCATATAGATTTCGTGTTTAAATGCTTCTTCTTCGGTGAGATTTTGTTTGAGAAGTATTATTCTTGACTTGTCTTTTGGTGGTTTGATACCTCTATCTCTTGTTCTATATGCCCTATTACCTTTACCTTTTCCTATGTAATAGGGAGTTTTATCTTCACGCAAGTATGCGTAAGTATAGTAAATCATTTGTGTGCCTGGGGATTGACTATACTTATTTAGGTAGCATATTTGGGGACTTATGCAACTTTCATCTCCCCAGACACAAGTTGCTGCCCCTCCACCTTATAACAAGCAATAGAGCATAATTTGTTGTGATAGTTTGTCTCTTAACTCATTAATTCTTTTATTATCATACTGCTGAAAGTTTCCTTTCTTCTCTACTTTCTTATAATAGTGTAGAGCATTTATAATTATACCAAAATCTTCCATCGTGATATCAATTTTCATAACTCAATTGAATAATCTTTGATATATCTATTGTTGCGAAGAATACCTGTAATCCTACAACATCCCAAGTTTTAATTTTAATGGAGAACGGAACCATTACTAAACCACCAATCAAACGAAACCAACAACCAGTTTTGACATCAACATAAAGAAGAATAAAATATCCAACGATCAATAGAATACTACCAATAATACGAAGAGATGTT